GCCACAATAATGGGCTATCACCCTGTGAATATGAAAATCAATGGAAAGAGGCTACACGGGTGTCCTGATTTTGTGATCCACAACAATCCATGCAGAATGACCAGAGCCTCGGCATACACCATCAGGTCAAAAGCTTCGTTGGCACCGCGACCCGGCTTACTCCATTTCCCGTCACTGCTCCGCTCTTCATACGTCAGTTCGTCGTAAAACCAGCTCCCCAGCCAGTCAGGGAAATGCACATAGCCGGGACCTGGCGAGTCACGCCATAACGCGTTATTCACCCGGTCTTTCAGGGCATCCGTCTGAAGAAGCCAGAGCGGCACATCACCTGCGGCCTGCGCCCGTCGGCCCGTTCGTCCGGTGTTATCAGGGAATGTACGGGTGATCAGTTTTGCGCGCCGGATGCTGTCGCCCTTAAACAGGTAAATACGTTTACCAAGGCCATCACGACGGCAACGACGCCAGAATTTATAGGCATTATCAGTGACCCCGTCTTCACCGCCGGAGTCCACCGCCATTGCCATCAGTCGCATTTGTTGAGAAGGATCGGAGGCCAGCGGCCAGCTTTTATGAAAAACATCCGTCAGCAGGACATCCCAGTCTTCCGGATAGCTGGCCGGATCAATTCGCTGGCTCCCCCCGTCGCTGTCACCGCGCAATGACTGCGTGATGTTGTAACGATCAATAATCCAGCGTTCGCCACGGCTGCCATAGCCCGTTACCTGAACCACAAAACGGCGATGACGTCCCGCCTGCACATCCACTGTCGCCACAAGGAAATTAACGCCATCCGGCACACTGCGGGAAGGAACTGGCTCTGCCCGCTGCCCAAGCAGTTCACTTTTTCGTTGCTCCATGCTGGCGCGGGGAAGATAAGGTAATCCCCAGTCGGTATTGATAACCGTCTTGAGTGTTTCTTCACTTCCGGTTGTCTCGTATTCCTGTTCTGCAGTAAGCAGTTTGTAAACGAGTTGCGAGAGTGTCTGGTAAGCAGCTGCCGGACCCTCCATCCAGAATGACGCAATACGTGAGCGTCGGGGATCACCATAACGACTGCCATCCGCATTGATGGATTCACCATCCCGCAACCAGACCCCACGTCCGTTCAGCTCACGTTTTTGTTCAGGCATAATCCGTCCTGAACAGGAAGGACACTGAATATAAGCCGCCTCACTTGCCAGCACGGGATCGGCAATATCACGGAAACCAGCAACCACATCGCCGCAGGGCTGAAAATACTCACCACAGTGTGGACAGGGCCAGTACCAGCGACGGCGATCGCCACGGTTATAGAGCGACAGTATCCCCGTGGTTGGTGGAGCCTCATGCGGTGAAGTCCGTCTCCATTTCACATCCTTCACATCCCTGCCGGGGGAACTCTCCACCAGCGTCATACCGCTGGACATAAATGTGGTGGTACGTTTTGAGGCAAGAGAGAAAGCATCCCCCTCGCCATCAATATCTTCCGGAAAACGGTCATAATCCGTCAGCGCCACGCATTTATAATCTGATGAGGACATGATATTGACTGACGGCCAGCCGATTTTCAGGTAGTTGCCAGCAAGGAATGTTCTGTCATAAACGTTGTTGTCATTTTTGTTCGGACTCAGGCGACTGACCACTTCCGGGCTGACGCGAAACGTTCTGGCGAGTCGTTTTTTGGAGTGTTCGCGGGCTTTTTCCTCCGTCATCTGAATGATCAGCATATCCGCAGGATCGCAAATCACGTTGTAAATCACCCAGCCGTCAATCAGGCCGATAGTCTTGCCGGTTCGTGCCGGGCCAACAAATATCACTGCGTCGTATTCACGCGAGGCCAGGCAGTTCATCGGCTCAATAACATACGGTGCCACCAGCGGATCCCACGGGACTGAGTTCCCTGCCCCCATGGGCACCCGCATATACTGAGCAACGGCATCAGCAACCCGCATTCGTCTCGGTGCGCGAAGGATATAACCTGAATCGGTTCGTGCTGCCTTTGCGGTTTCCTGATTCAGCATTACTCCTCCTGCTGTAGTTCCTCCTCATCATCCGCACCTGCTTCAGTCACCCGCAGGGCTATCTGATCGCGCAGATCATCAATAATGGACTGAACACGGCTCACAGCGGCAGGCTGCAGACCGCAGTCACGTTCCAGAATATCCGGTAATGTCTCCAGCACCTGCACGACCGCTTTTGCCCAGATGGCAAACTCCCGTCTGACATCACTGGCCGGAATGAGTTGTGCCGTTTCCTGTTCGAACTTAAGACGCTCACGTTCAGACTGATACCAGGCTTTGCGCTCATGCGCGTCCATTTCGCCTTCTGCAACAGGCGGTGGTAATGCCAGAAATGCCGACACAATATCAACCACCCGATAAAGCTTGAGGTTGCTTTCATGCCCCCCTGCAACGGGTAGATTTTGCAGCCTTGCCGCAGCAGTCTGGCGATGTACACCTGACAGTGCCGCCAGTTGACTGATATTCAGCGTCAGATTTTTTAACTCTCGATCCATACCCGCTCCGGAATGTTTTAAACATGCATCTTGCGAACAACTTTAGGCAAACGGTGTTAGTGATGAACAAAAAATAATCAAAATCGACACCATAAAAATAAAACCACTGTAATATCAATCCATTACAGTAGTGGTGATGACGAATGAAATTTCAAAAACTAGCCTTTTTCCGCGACGCTCCCGCCCCGTGGCAGGCCACCCCACCGGGAGGACCCGTCAGCCTGACAGCCATGACGAACGTCTGATACAGCGCCCTGCATGAATGGCATCGGGATAATCCAGAAAGGAATAGCATCGTGCCCACAAGAATCTGTGTGAGTGTCCTGTTTCTTCCCCCCCGCACACTCACGCAGAAGGGGTTCCCCGTCGAGTTACGGTCATAGTTAATGCAGGAGACAGCGACGATATAGCGCACAGAAATAAATCAAGCATCCATTGAATGCATTGCATCGACAGGAGTAATGGCGTAGGCTGAACCCTTGGCTCTCTTTCGCCGCCGGCAAATCTTCAGCGGATTATCCTTGGCCGGTTTTTATCTGAGGCATTGCTCACGAATGTATAGCTGTGCCCCTTCCAGTTGCTTCTGCATCGTCATCAATCGGTCTCTGAGAGTGAAATAATCCCGTTCAGCGGTGTCTGCCAGTCGGGGGCTGGTTGCATCATCCACGCCGGAGGAGGCGGTGGCTTCACGCACGGCTGGACAGACTGCTCTGATGCGCAACCGACGACGACCAGCGGCAATATCATCACGCAGAGCATCATTTTCAGCTTTCGCATCAGCTAATTCCTTTGAATATTTTGCATCGAGTGCAGCAACGTCACGCTGGCGCACCTGCATATCAGTAATGATCGCCTCTGCCAGTTTCAGCTCTCTGGCATTGTCATCGCGTTGTGTTTTGTAGGTAATGGCGTTATCGCGGTAATGATCTGTTGCCAGCCACAGAGCACTACAGACCATCAGCAGGACAATAATCACGCCATACAGAATCCGGTTCATTTCACCACCAGCGTATCTGACCGATGAAATAACCGGAGCCCATAACCACAAACACCAGCCAGATAAGGATGAACTTCCAGGTGGATAATTTTTCAGCCATCACTCGAATCTCCAGAATCAGTTTGCTAAAATCAAACACGTTTTCTCCTTTAGCTTTCCCATGGGCAGAAAACAAAACCCCGCTTGCTGCCAACAAACGGGGTTTTTGCTTTTATTCACTTCCTTTTGCCAGTTTGCAGAATATCGTGTTATCCGCTTGTGTGAGCAAACGGCATTTTTCAGCAAAATATTCTGCTTATCTGTCGATCCCCCAGCACACCAGCGCACTCTCCTGGTCACGACGAATAACCTGACCGTAACAGTTATTTGAACGAATGCGGCAATCACGGCCACCGTCCTTAATCCACCAGCGAATCGCCTCGCATGCGCCTTTACGATCACCGGCATTCAGCCGCTTATAAAACGTCGACGGGAAACACTTACCGGGGCCAATGTTATAGGGACAAAATGACGCAATACCTGCTTTTTGTGGTTCGGTCAGTGGTACTTTTATATTGCGATCCACCCATGCCAGCGCCTTATCACGTTCAATAGCGTTAACCTGGTCGCATTTTTCCTTCGACAGCTTCATTCCCGGTATGACGGGCTTACCATCCACCATTGTGGCACCACGACAGATGGTCCATATGCCAGAACCATCACGGTATGCCGTTGTGTGGTTACCTTCTTTTTCATCCAGAAACTGGTCAAGTATTTGAGGAGCAGACGCGCCTGCAGCAATCAGCGCCAGAACGGCAGCTGACAGGCCGTATTTGATTTTTACGTTCATGGATATTTATCAGGATTTATCGGCTTCAAATCCCCGGATATGTTAAATCTTACCTCACCAGTGATGGGCACTGGCGGGATGAGGATGTCAATCTGATAAACACAGAGGCGACTATGGATTACACAAATCTACCAAAACAAACTTTTGCTGATTTAATCGCACTCAGGCAAGCAGTCGTAGCTCTAATCAACTTGTTGCCGGAGAAGGAAAAGGAATTAGTTAAAGCGCTTCTTAACAGAACTGCCGCCGATTTTTCATCATATCCACTGACAGATGACCTTGCGGACCTTCCTGAATTAATTGCAGCGTCCGCCAATAAGCTTACTGAAGAGATTTACCCTCCTCAAAAATCTTCACAAAATTCCTGCGAGTAACTTCAATGCAATAATCGTAAAACGCCGCAAACTGCTCATCGCGGCGTTTTTTTTCATCTTCAGAAGGAATCAGCACCGACAATTTTTTATTCAGATCAGCGACGCTGCCCTCCAGTTTTTCAATGGGCGATTCAATATCATCTTTTTCTGACCGCAATGCCGTCGGTGGCGTCTTCAGAGAACCAGTAATTCTTCCCGGTAGCTTTCCTTTGTAGGTTATCCACACATTCTGCGCCTCTAAAATTATGGGGCGCTTTTCCGGCGACTGCTCATCCCCTTCACATAACCCGGCAGCAACATCCAGGAAGTCCTGTCTGATGCTCCTTCTGGCTGCTGCCTCATAAAACTCCAGCGCGGCACCTTCAACACGGTCCAGCGAGATGTCCAGGTCAAAAATTTCACCGTCAAAGTGTTTTTTGTCCCGTAAGGCTACAGTTACCGCCACTTTATTCTCAAAATTGCGAACTCCTTTCACAACCAGTTCATAGTCTTGAGTCATTGGATTACTCTCTTCTCGCAACCTTACGCCTGTCTTCTTTAATCTTGAAATAAAGGTTTGTCAGATACGTCAGCATGCCAAATACCAGACTACCCAATACACCTATTGCCGCCCACTGTGAGGGCGTGACTTTATCGAGCAACTGTAAAAACCAGTAGCCAGCACTGCCTGCAGAGGTGCTGTAGGCGATGCCCGTTGTTAACTTATCCATGGATTTCATAGCCTCACCTCCGCAGATAACGGATGGTGTACACGGTTTGGTTCGAAGAAGGAAAGAAGTTACATTAGCGTAAGGCCCGAACATCTATTCAAAAAGAAAAACGCCAGCAATTATTCTGGCGTAGCTAAAAATATCGTATAATCTTACACTTCAAAAAATAACTTTATAAAATGCCATCACATCATATCTTCTAAGAAAATCTTGATAAATATTGGTGCGGAGGCACACCAAAATATCCTCTAAAAACACTTACAAAATATGATGCATTGTCATACCCGCATATTCCCGCCACCTTGCCGACAGTATGGTTACTGTAGATCAATAATCTTTGCGCCATCATCATTCGTTCTTCAAGAATTAATTTACTAAACGATAACCCTTCATCTTCTAATTTTCTTTTTAACAAACTCTCGCTCATATATAATCTTGAAGATATATCACAAAGTCTCCATGACGCTGAGATATCCGAGTGAATAATAGCCTTAACTTTACAACCTAAGCTATTAAGACTTCCGAACAAAAAACTTTGCACTATTTTCTCTGAAGATAAGACAGCAAGACATGCAAGTGATATTTGATTTCTAACTACATCCACGGTTTTGCTATCACAATTCAAGCATGCAACCAAGTTCTTTAACAATGAAAAATCTTCACATTCTACTATAAAGTATGACGGATAAAACCTTCTTACAGAAAAAGGTGAGAGTGTGTAGTTTTTAAAGAAATCATTAACTGTTTTCTCCTCAACATCTACGATCATTAGATGATCTGTATTTGACGAAAAAAGATCTTTTAAATTGTATTCAATGAGAACAGCATTTCCTTTTTTAAACAAAATATCTTCTTTACCAATTCGGACACCAAACGAGTTCAACACCAAAATGATAGAACATATGTATGGCATATTATCCACCTGATATCATTGGGGTTACACCAGGTAAGTATAGGTGGAAAATCAATATTCGCCAGTTCAACAATAAGGAAAATCTCATTGCATCACAACTATAAAACCATGTGTTTAACTCACAAAAAACAAATCATTAAACTAATCTGTTATATTATAATAGCTGCGTGCAATAATAATATTATATGCTCTTAATATTCACTTGAAATATCTTCATATAAAAACAGATTGAATAAAATCTTTTGGGGCTGGTATGTTTACCAACATTAAATTGCATCTCAATGTTTTCTTTAGCGTGAACAGGATTTTTATAAAAACTGACACTATGAGCATCATAGCGTAGTTTTTACGATTGTAAATATCCTGCATACAGGAACTCATCACTTTCAGATGATATCGCATACAGTTAATTCACCATCAGTCTTAGAGCCAGTTCTTCCGGATAGGGATCGAAGTAATTCTGTGTAAGCAAGTAATCATTAGGATACTCACCCAGATAATGCTTCAGCAGAGTCAACGGCGCAAGAAGAGGCAATGTGCCAAAGCGATAGTTAAGTATAACCTCGCTCAACTCTTTACGCTGGCGTGTACTTAAGTAATTACTAAAATACCCCTGTATATGCATCAGCACATTCGTGTGATTTTTACGTGATGCTGGTTTTCTGAGAATCGCCATCAGATTATCACGATACACCTCAAAGTATGATTCAAGGTCCGCCCACTCGTGTATTGCAGCCACAAATGGTCCCATATCTTTATAGCCTGCCTGGCTATGCGCCAACAACTGAAGCTTATAACGACTATGAAAAGCTAATAACTCTCTTCTTGATAATTTCTCCTTGTAAAGGTGATTGAGCTCATGCAAAGCAAAAACTCTTTCAATAAAATTCTCACGAAGCACTGGATCATGTAATCGCCCATCCTCTTCAACCGGTAGCCAGGAAAACTTTTCCATCAAAGTGCTCGTAAATAGTCCCACTCCATCTTTACGACCTCGATTACCATTTTCATCATAGACACGCACGCGCTCCATGCCACAGCTGGGAGATTTAGCACAAACCACAAACCCCGATACATCCTTTAATTTGTCCATATAAGAACGACTAAACTCTGTCATTCTCTCTGTCACATCCTCATTCTGGTCGTGGCTGAAACACATCTGTATATTTCCTTGCTTCGAGCGCACAAGTCGTAGAGCAGGACGCGGAACTGGCAGCCCTATAGCCATTTCCGGACATACTGGTCTGAATGTTACCCATTCCACTAATTTGTCCATTAAAAAGTCATCTCTTTTGTGACCACCATCAAAACGAACAGCAGAACCGCCCAAACAACCGCTGATCCCAATCACAGGTTTTTTTATCATTTCCTCCCCCTTGACTAATTCATTAACACATAAACTTTGTAGTGCACGGACTAAATTGCCTTTCTGGCTTCATCACTGACAATTTTTCTGTTATTGACTATTCCTAATATAGTAGGAAAGTTCTTTAAGTGATCGGTCGTACTCATCTATCTTTCATACTTACTCTCAACTATCAAAAGTACAGGATTTATTATGAAGTTATGGCCTGTGTTGACTGGCATTGCACTCTCTTTCACTCTTATAGCATGTAAGGCCCCGACACCACCTAAAGGTGTGCAGCCGATTACAAATTTTGACGCCAACCGCTACCTCGGAAAATGGTATGAAATAGCTCGCCTCGAGAACTGGTTCGAACGTGGTCTGGAACAGGTCAGCGCTACTTATGAAAAACGGAACGACGGAGGGATTCGCGTACTTAACCGTGGATACGATCCAACGAAAAACAAATGGAGCGAGAGCGAAGGTAAAGCATACTTTACTGGAGATACTAAAACTGCAGCGTTGAAAGTTTCGTTTTTTGGCCCCTTCTATGGTGGCTATAATGTAATCAAACTGGATGATGAGTATAAGTATGCTCTTGTCAGTGGTCCGAACAGAGAATACCTATGGATTCTGGCAAGGACCCAAACTATTCCAGATAATGTAAAAGCAGACTATGTGCGTACCGCTCAAAAGTTGGGATTCAATGTCAATGAACTATTATGGGTTAATCAATAAAATCCCCACCCGAAATGATACTTATTAGAAAAAAACCAGCCTTTGGGGAGGCTGGCTAAATCAGGAAACAAGCTGTTATATGATAATAACTACGTTGCGATTCCAACATTTAAAATGTTAGACTAATGAAAATCAGACAGCAACTTTTCCTTTAATTATTTCGAACAATCAGCATCCATCTCCAATCGGAGATCCAACACCATCAGCATGCCCTCCACTACGCCCTCAGCTTTCTGGAGCATCCTGCCAACCCAACAATCAGATCGCCCATGCTTACGTGCAAGCGCCATAAAAGTCATGCCGCCGACATAATAGTCCACCAATAAATCATGTAAATCGCTGTTGTTTTTTTTCAGGCGAGCCATACATTCACAAATGATCATCGCGTCATCGTCACAGCATTGCGGACGAGATCTTACTTTTGAAGGAATTAATCCCTTAAAACCGGCGGCAATGGACGACCAGGTCACATCTTCATGATTATTAGCCGCCCATGCCCCCCAACGCTCAAGAACCATCTGAATATCACGCATCAACTTACTCCACAAAATTAGGCCAGCACACCAATTGCCAGCGCGCGATCGATAAATCGAAAAATCAGCTCCAGTTGGGAGCCATACTTCTCTTCAAATGCCACGGTATCCGTATGCAACTCGTCGTGATGCTTTCTGCACAAAGGCAACACAAAGAGATCATGTGCTTTGGTTCCCATTCCGCCCTGCCCGTGACCAATCAGATGATGCGGATCGTCGGCTGGCATACCGCAGCAAGCACACGGCTGTGTCTTAACCCAGCGTGTGTATTTCTCCTTAACCCAACGGTGACGTTTAGGCAGCTTCATGAAAGATTCCGGAGACTCTGGATCAACGGTGATGCTTACCACCGTCTTTTCCTGTGATGGGTTTTGTTGCTGGTGGGCGTGAGGCAACGGTGCAAGATTTTTTGTGCGCTGTTTCAATATGCTGGTGGCGGTCTGCTCTCCCGGTACGATGTCGCTTTCGCGGTACACCGAGCAGTTTTTTTCCGCTGGTAATCCCAGCGAGCGACGTAATACCGCTTCCGGTAACGCGTCCGCCACCTGATTGCGGACCGCCCACCAGGATAATTCAGCCAGAGATAATTCACGCTCCTGCGTACCGCTTATTGCGTGACCGATGACGTCAATCATCCATGCTGACAGGTTTTGATGAGCAAGTTGCTCGAGTGATTCGGA